GGGTTCAATTTTTTGCAATTTTTCTTCGTTTTTGTTTTTTCAACTATACTAAGTATTGTAACGTGCACTTCCTAAAGTGTAGTCCGCGAAACGTTCGCGGGTCTTCCAGAGTCACGTCTGGGTGCTTCCTAAAGCATAGTCTCAATCGTGGGGAGCTGCCGATCGCAAGTCCGGTGACACTGGCATGAGTGCATCGGGAAATGGTGGGAACTCCGTTCGACACGACAAGAGGGGAAGTGGGTGAGGAGGGAGACAAGGCTCCTCTTGTTTGTGTTCACCGTGGTCGCGTGAGCAGCGACGCGATGAGTGCCTCGAGCAGTGGTGGGACTGTCGGGCGATGGCTTGATTCACGATTTCCTCGACTCTTTCACGCTCACACGGGTCTGGGAACAGCCCACAAGGGGGGCATTGCTCGATTTGCAGACTAGCGAATTGCGCTGGGTGTGGTTGGTAGAAGTCGATGACGTATGTGAAGTGGAAGTTGCCTGTCTCAGATCTGTCGCCTGTTTGGACGGTAGCATCGTAGGCGCTGACGAAGACGCCTTGGAAGTATTTGGTAACGTCACCAACCTGCGTTGCGGAGGCTGAGTTGGTGTCCCACAATTTGCTGCCGGTGTGTTTCATGGTGAGTGAGGTGGGTTGCCACGCTGGGGCCATGGTGGACCAGTTGAATTGTAGGATGTTGGGTTGCGTCGGACCTCGAAGCTCGTATGGCTGATCAGAGTCTTGCGACATCGCATATGCGTATGTCCCTGACTGCGAGGAACCGCAGTTGGGGATGTACGACATAGTGAGTTTGCGAAACGCGTAATACTGATAAGTGTCAGCGATTTGGTTGAGCCGCGCGTCAACGTTACGTGGTGTGATGGGAATGTAAAAGGAGAAGATGCCAGTAACGCGATCGAAGAATCCGGGAACGGATCCGTCGACAACGGTTGGGAAGCTTCGCGCTGTGAACGCTGCAAGGCCGGACCCAGAGACACGAATACCTCGCTTGGTGTCGTACTCCGCCATGGCTTGTGGTCTGCCAGTGGTGTCATACGAAGACGAGGGAATGATAGCTCCGAGTGCGCGGGGGGCGGAGACGACAGTGCGAGAGATTGCACGATCGCCAGATCGACCTTTGCGTGTTTTGCGCTTGTTCTTCTGACGGCTCTTCGTAGCGCGTCGGATGATGGCATTTGCCTTTTTGTTGTTGTTCTTGTTCTTTGGACGAAAAAGACGCGCTGACTGTCCAAGGCCAGCGCGGTGATGGTGTTTCGG